GAGCATCAACTAACGCAGGTGGTGGGGCAGGTGGATCTGGTATAGTAGTAATAAGGTATAAATTTCAATAGGTAAAAATTATGAGTGAAGTAAAAGTAAATAAAATTAGCCCACGATCCGGAACAGATGTTACACTAGGAGATAGTGGCGATACGTTCACAATTCCTAGTGGTGCAACAATTAACAACCAAGGTACAGCAGTAAACTTTGGTGCAACAGGTTCAGCGTCTTGGGTAACAACAGTTAAGACGGGAGACTTTACAGCAGTTGCTGGGGAAGGATATTTTATAAATACAACAGGTGGTGAAGTAGATGTAGCATTACCAGCAGGTGTTGCTGGAGCAGTTGTTGCAATAAAAGATTATGCAGGAACTTTTGATACAAATAAAGTTACATTAGTTCAAAATGGTTCTGATAAAATTGGTGGTTCAACTGTTAATGCAACTTTAACAACAGAAGGTATTGCTGTTACATTAGTATTTATAGATTCAACACAAGGTTGGTTAGTAACAGATTCAGGTTTACAAGATGAAGCACCAACGGCACAGTTTATTACAGCTACAGGTGGAACAATAACAACAGTTTGTACAAATTTTAAAGTACATACATTTACAGGACCAGGCACATTTACAGTGTGTTCAGTAGGTAACGCAGCAGGTTCAACTGAAATTTCTTATGTAATAGTTGGTGGTGGTGGAGGCGGTGGAGGTGGAAACCAAGTCTCTGGAGATTATGAAGGTGGTGGCGGTGGAGCTGGTGGATTTAGAGAAGGTAAAACTCCTCAATGTAGTTATACATCAAGTCCAATAGCTTGTACTTCAGGATCTAATAATGGAATACCAGTAACAGCACAAGGTTATCCAATTGTAGTAGGTGGTGGTGGAGCTTTTGCAGGTTCACCTTTATGTACTACACCAGGAGTACAAGGTACTCCATCTTCAGGATTTAGTTTAACTGCTACAGGTGGTGGCGGAGGTGGTTCAAGAAACACACCTTGTGGATCACCAAGTGGGGGTCAACCTGGAGGTTCAGGTGGCGGTGCAGGTCAAGCAGATTCTCCTTCTCACCAGTTATTTTTTGGAGCAGGTAATACTCCCCCAGTTAGTCCATCACAAGGGTTTCCAGGTGGTTCAGGTAATTTAAATCCAAATACTCCAACATCTTCAGGTGGTGGTGGAGGTGGTGGAGCAACTGTAATAGGAGGACCTAGTCCAGTTCCAGCTCCTGATAATATAGGTGGAGCAGGTGGAGCAGGCGCAACAACATCTATTTCAGGTACACCTACAGCTTATGGTGGTGGAGGTGGTGGATCAGGTTATAACTGTGCAGGTGCAGCAGGAACAGGTGGTGGAGGAACAGGTTCAACATATCCGAGTGTTGCAGGAACTAGTGGTACAACTAATACTGGTGGTGGCGGTGGAGGTGGTGGAAGTGGTAATAATCACCCAACAGCAACCCCTGGAGGAGCTGGAGGATCGGGAATTGTAATGATAAGGTACAAATTTCAGTAGTTGAATGATAATTAAAAATAAGATATAAGGAGAAACATTATGGCACATTTTGCAAAACTAGGATCAAACGGAAAAGTTATTCAAGTATTAACTTTGAATAATGGTGATATGTTAAACGCTGATGGCGTTGAAGATGAATCAGTAGGTCAACAATATTTAGAAACACACAATAATTGGCCTGCACAAATGTGGATTCAAACATCTTACAATACATCTGGTGGCACACACAGAGATGGTGGTACAGCATTAAGAGGAAACTACGCAGGTATAGGTTATACTTGGGATGAAGATGATCAAATCTTTTGGCCTAAAAAACCTTATGCATCTTGGGTAAAACACAATGCATCAGCTTCTTGGAAATCACCAATCGGTGATGCTCCAGCATTGACAGCTGAACAAGAATCACAAAATACAGCAGATACTCATTCTTGGGGTTATGTTTGGAATGAAGCTAATACAACTTGGGACTTGACAGATAACAAAGCATAAATTAAAAATGGTGGTGGTATGCAGAAGAAAGTATTAACAGAACAAGCTCTATATTATGGTGATGTGGCGATGCCTAAAGATTGGGACATTGACCGAGATAAATTATCGGGCGATATTTTACAATCAGTAATTCAAAACAAAGATTTTCCGTTTTCACGAACTTGGGATATGTTAAATACATATATGCGAGATCACGTTGGTCTTGAATATGGTTTTAGTTTAATCAACAAAGAAACGTGGGGAAATATTTATAAACCCCAGGAAACAACAATTCCATTATTAAATATAGATCCAGTAGATTTACGTAACTCTCCAGACTTTACATTATTATATGGTGTAAAAGTCAAAGATTGTTTTGTTAAAATACATTATGAAGATAACAGACGTAAAGGAAGAAGTTGGGATATACCATTGACTAATAATCAATTCATTATGTTTCCATCAACGAATATGTATTACCTAACTAACAATCAAAAAGATTCATTAAACTTTGTCCAAACAATAACTTATGAATATATCTAATTACTACTGGCATTTTCCTGCAGCACTCACACCAAAATTTTGTGATGATGTAATAGCTTATGCAAATTCACAAGAAGAAGTAATGGCTAGAACTGGTGGTTATGGAGATAAAAAATTAGATAAAAACCAAGTTAAAAATATGCAAAGAAAAAGAAAGTCAGATTTAGTATGGCTTAATGACACTTGGATATACAAAGAATTACATCCATATGTGCACGAAGCAAATGCAAGAGCTGGTTGGAATTTTGAATGGGACAGATCAGAATCGTGTCAGTTTACAAAATATAAACACAACCAATACTATGATTGGCATTGTGATAGTTGGGATAAACCTTATGAAAGAAAAAACAAAGATGATCCCGACAATGGTAAGATTCGAAAACTATCTATGACTTGTCAATTAACAGATGGTTCAGAATACACAGGTGGTGAATTAGAATTTGATTTTAGAAACTACGATCCACATATGAGAGATGAAAGTCAACACTTAAGAAGAGCAAAAGAGATTTTACCTAAAGGATCTATTATTGTGTTTCCTTCTTTTGTATGGCACAGAGTTAAACCCGTAACCGCTGGCACAAGATATAGTCTTGTTGTTTGGCATTTAGGAAAACCATTTAAATAATATGTATATAAATAATTACTTTAACACGACTATTTGGTCTGAACAAAAACCAGAGTTTATTAAATCATTAACAAAAGCATCTAATAAATATATTAAAGATGCTAGAAATTTTCCAGAAGCTAAAGCACATATAAAAAAGTTTGGAGACTTTGGAAGATCATATCATTCAACACCACTCACAGCTGATAACGATTTTATAGATTTTAGAAATTACGTTGGTCAAAAATCTTGGGAGTATTTAGATCATCAAGGTTTTGATATGCAACAATACTCAACTATGTTTAGTGAGATGTGGGTACAAGAGTTTGCTAAAAAAGGTGGTGGTCATCATTCAGCACACGTACATTGGAATCAACACGTATCAGGTTTTTATTTTTTAAAGTGTAGTGATAAAACATCGATGCCAGTATTTCACGAACCGAGGACCGGGGCAAGAGCTACAAAATTAAAAATGAAACCAGATCAAAAAGGTGTATGGGGTGGATCAGAACTAATTCACTTTAAACCTACACCAGGTACATTAATTATCTTTCCAGGATTTTTAGAACACGAGTTTAGTGTAGACTTTGGTATAGAGCCTTTTAGATTTATACATTGGAATATACAAGCGGTGCCAAAAGAGATGGCTAAAGATGTTTGACATATTTAACTCTTATTTAGATAAACAATTATTTTCTTTAGATACTGAAAAAATAAAAAATAAAATATTAAATTTAAAATCTAAAGATAAAGGAAGAATAGTAAGTAATTATGGTGGTTGGCAAAGCAAAAATTTTAAAAAAATAGATAAAAACTTTGAAAGTTTATTTAATAAAATAACTTTATCTGTAAAAGAAATAGAAAAACATTTAGATTTAGAAAAAAAATTATTTTTTAAAAGCTGTTGGTGTAACATAAATAATTTTGGTTCTTTTAATAGACCTCATAAACACGGTAATTCTGTAATATCAGGTGTATACTATGTAAGTATACCTAAAAATTCTGGAAACATAGTTTTTATGAATCAAAGTCTAGATAGTTTTTATCAATTAATAAAACAATACAATAAATACAATTCTACAATTTGGACTGTAAAACCAGAAAATAATTTATGTCTTTTATTTCCATCTTATTTAATGCATTACGTTGAACCAAATTTAAATAAAAAAGAAAGGATTAGCATTAGTTTTAATTATGGATTTTAAAAAGAAAAAGTATACAGTTATTCGTCAAGCTATATCAAAAGACCTAGCAACTTTTGTTGCAAATTATTTTATGATGCAGAAACAAGTTTATGATACTTGTAAAGCTACAAGATACATTTCACCGTTTGAAAATATTATAGGTCACTACGAAGGACAAGATGAACAAATTCCACATACCTATAGTCAATATTCTAATATAGCTATGGAAACTTTAATGCTTAAATGCCAACCAGAAATGGAAAAGGTAACAGGATTAAAATTATATCCAGCTTATACATATGCAAGAATTTATAAAAAGGGAGACGAATTAAAAAGACACAAAGATAGATTTAGTTGTGAGATATCTACAACTATGAACCTTGCTGGTGATGACTGGCCAATATACTTGGAACCTTCTGGAGAAGTAGGTAAAAAAGGAATTAAAGTAGATCTTAAACAAGGAGATATGCTAGTCTATTCTGGTTGTGAACTAGAACATTGGCGAAATAAGTTTAGAGGTAAGGAATGCGTTCAAGTATTTCTTCATTATAACAACCGTAAAACACCGGGAGCGAAAGATAATATGTTTGACAAGCGTCCTCATTTAGGTCTTCCTTCTTGGTTTAAACGATGATATAATCTTTAGATGGAGGCAGGGCACCACCACATACCCCCTGCTTCCTTTTAAGGATTAAAATATATGTTATTTGGAGACAGCGCATTTTCGGAATTACCTTTTGCTACAGACAGTGTAGGTACAAGAGCAGAGATTGCTGTTGGAGCTAACACTCTAACAATGGCAATTGGAGTTTTTGCTGTTTCAGCAACTACTATTATAGCAGATATGACTGCTACTCCGATGACTTTGTCAACTGCTTTAGCAAGCGTTATAACTAGCGCAAATATTTCTGCTACCGCTACACCATTAGTTATGACTTCTACTTTAGCTACAGCTTCAGGTGCAGCTAACATTAACATAGGTACTAATATCTTGACTTTAGCAACAACGGATGGTACTGCTACTGGTGGAGCAATTGCAAGTCCAGGATCTACTGCATTAACTTTAACAACTACAGAAGCTGGAATTATTGTATGGAACCCAATCAATCCTAATACAAATAGTGTTTGGAAAGAAATAAAACCTTACGGAGGAACACCATAATATGGCATCAAATTTTTCAGGAGATTTACAATTAGAATTAATTACAACCGGTGAAAAAGCTGGTCTTTGGGGAACAATTACAAATAACAATTTACAAATTTTAGAACTATCATCAACAGGATACTTTACAGTTAGTATTGCAGCTGCAAATTTAACTTTAAATTTAGA